GTTTTTGGTTTTCATTGTATTAACAACTGGAAATTACTTGGCGATCGGTGCGGCATTAGCAGTAGCGATTTTAATCGGTGGATCAATTTCTGGTGGCTCATTCAATCCTGCGGTAACTCTTGCTTTATTTGCGAGTGGTAAATTAGCTTCAGGTGATATTATACCATATATTGTTGCTGAATTAGCAGGTGGTTTAGCAGCATTTCAGTTATATCGCATGATTTAATTTAAAAGTTAACATTTGAATTATTATATTATTATATATTATATAATAATTTATGGTAAAGATAAGAATGAGAAAAACTATGAAAAGAAATAAAATTAAGAAACAACATCAAAAACATAGTAGAAAACATAAAAAAACAATAAGACATACAAGATATTCTAGAAGATTTAAAGGTGGTGATATATGTTTGAAAGAGGTTACTGATAAGACCCCTCCAGAAGTTAATAGAATTGGTGATGAAAATACTAGTTTACCAAAAAAAACGAGTTGGGGTTTTGGAAGTTTGTTTGGTAATAAAAAAACAGAAACAACACCAATTAAAGAAAATAAAATAATTGATGAAAATACAACAGATGTTATTGAAAATCCATTACTTTCATCAGAAACAGAAGAAACTAGTATTGTTCCGCCTCCTCCTGGACCAGGAGATGCTGGATTTGTAATACCACCGCCTCCTCCTGGACCAGGAGATGCTGGATTTGTAATACCACCGCCACCATCTACACCAAATCCATATTTAAATCCAACAGTTTCAACGGAAGATACAACAACAGAAAAATCTGAAATAATAGAAGATTCAACGCCACCACCACCACCACCAGCATTTAAAAATCCAATTAATATGTTAGATCAAATAAAAGAAGGAGTGAAATTAAAATCTGTAGATAATTCTAATATACCTCCACCTCTTCCAGGATCACCATCCAAAAATACAAGTGTATTTGAACAGGGACTTATAGATAAATTTAAAAATACTGGAATGAATCAGGAAGAGGAAGAAGAAGAAGAAGAAGACATAAATAATACGTGGCGTGATTCAGAAGGTGGAAAAACCCGTCGTCGTAGAAGAAATAAGAAAAGCACACGTAAAAACGCTAAAAAAGTCTCCAAAAAAAGATAAAATAAAAATTATACTGATTTAATATATTTTTAAAAATAATTCCAAAATATATTAAAGAATAGATTTTATCTATTTTTTTCCATGATTTTATAAATAATATAAATACCAAGTATTCCCAATGCCGCAAAATATAATTGTACAATGGGGTCTCTTGGCAATGGCAATTCATAACCAAATTCAGATTCGCTCATATTGGTAAATATTTCTTTACATTTTTGTTTCGTTTCCGGATTTTTCTTATCAGGAAAATCACAAGGATCCATTACATTCAAATCAGAAACTGTAATATAATGAGTTTCCTTGGATTTTTTGTTTTTCGTATCTATTGTTTCAAGAGTAATTTTTTTACATTCGGGCATAGAACCTTCGGTAAATCCTTGTATAACAGTCATTGGATTTAATGTATTGAGCGAACTCATTGTTCCTGGGATTAAACCCTTGAATTCCTTGAAATTTGTTCCCATACCGTATGATATAAAAGGGATATTACCTTTTGGCACATTGTTAATGTAAATATAACGATCAACTTCTTTTTTTGTGCTAGAGTCTAGACAACTTGCGCCAGTGTTTAAAAAGAATTTATTTCCTAAAGGCTGTCCAGTTGCGCTGGCTTTACTTTTACCAGTGACAAGCAATTCAATATAACTAATTAAACCATTTACATCTTTAGTCATGACTTCTATAGTTCCTTTGTCCGACATTCCAAGTTGTTCGGGGTTTTTAATGTTTTTCCAATATGGATAATCTGGACCTAATAAACTTTGTTGTGCTTCATTTATATCGGTAAAGGATTCACTCTTACTTGATGCTTTAACTGTTTGTGTCGAGGGTTTGGAACTACTTTTTTTTTTATTTGACCCCAATGGTTTGAGTTTCGGTAGTGGTTTCGGTTTTGGTAGTGGTTTGAGTTTCGGTAGTGGTTTCGGTTTTGGTAGTGGTTTCGGTTTTGGTGGTGGTTTTATTTTAATTTTTGATGCAAAACCTTCATATAAATTATTATTAAAAGCATAATTAAAAACTTCATAAAAGATAATTATAATAAATAATAAAAATAAAATTTTAATTGACATATATTTTCTAAAGAAAATAATATATAAAATAAAAAAATATTATATATACAATATAATTTATTCTAATCCATGATATTTTTAAGAAATTGCTTTTATTTGGTCATTTAATGTTTCTACATCATCAAATAATTTTGTCATATATTTTTTTATATCATTAATTGAATTATTTTGTGATTTGTATTGGTCATTTAATAATAAAATTTGACCTGCGTTTTTTTCTGATAATATCATGTAAGAGTTTACCTGAGTATCAAGTTTTGCCGGTGTTGGCGTTGATTTGGATTTTTTAGCTTTTTTTCTTTGTTCAGCATCCGCTTTTGCCTTAGCATCCGCTTTTGCCTTAGCATCTGCTTTTGCCTTAGCATCCGCTTTTGCCTTAGCATCCGCTTTTGCCTTAGCCTCAGCTTTTGCCTTAGCTTCAGCTTTTGCTTGAGCATCCGCTTTTGCCTTAGCATCCGCTTTTTCCTTAGCATCAGCTTTTGCGTTAGATTCTGATACTTTTTGAGCAAAAGATACGGCTGAATTAAAAGTTGTTGCTTTTGAATTATAATTTGATATTTTTGATGCGAATCCTTCATGTAAAACATTATTATTAAAACCATCATTAAAAATTTCATAAAAAATAATAATAATAAATAATAAAATTAATAATTCAATCAACATATATTATATATTCTAAAGAAAAAGAATATAGAATATCAATTATAAAAATTTTATTTATGATAAAAATCAAAATCAAAGATTTTCAGTATTATTAATGTCTACATCTTCTCCTTCAGTAATTTCGTTATATTTTTGTAAACCAACATCTGATTTTGCTTTTATTTTTTGATTTAGAATATTCATATTATCATTCAATTTAGATAATTTACTATTTATATCGTTGATTGTCATATCTTGGTTACCGAAAACTTTTTGTAATTCTCCAACATTTTTATTATTTTGGTCTGGTAAAGAATTATTTGCTTTACTCGCAAAATTTTCATACATTACAAAATGTTTTGAAATAGAAAAAGCATCATTAAAAATTTCATAAAAAATAATGATTGTAAAGAATATGATTAATATTTCAATCAACATATATTATATTATCTAAAGAAAAATATTATATATTTATATATAAATAATGACAACTTTAACATCTCCTCTCCCACAAGGAATGGGTTCTTATAATAATAGATCAAATGTAGGCGGATATGTCACTTGGAAAGGTTCTGGAATGTATAGCAATCCAGCAGCAATCACATCCGGTAATATTCGTCCTTTAACAAATAAAGATCCTACGAATATTTATCCCACCGGTTTTGGCTTACCAAGACCACAAAAATGGCAATACCGTAAAGGAACAACCACCAATCCACCCACTCCAATTATAGTCACCAACCCCAATAACCCAAGCCAATATATACAAATAGATCCTAACCGTCAAGTAAGGTCTTCAACCTCATCATCCTTAATTAGACAAACCATTGATTATCCTGGACAATATTCCGTAAAGCAAAACCCAATTGATGAAACAAATGAAACCGCTCAACTTGACAAGGACTGTATCAACTGTAAAGGAATTGGTTTAGTAACAAATTATTACCCCGAATACTATTTAACAAATAATCCACTCCCTGTTTGTCAAACACCCCAAAACTGCTGTAATGAACAAAGAAAGGCGCTACTCAGAGTCCGCCCGGCAAGCACAAATTTGAAAAAGAATTATTACACAACACTTCAACAATATCGTGAAAACCGTTGTCAAACATATGACCAACGTATTTTCAATTTCTATTCTGGAACGGAAAATCTCATTAACAATTCCACGGTTGAAAGTTTAACAAAATTTGTGAAACCGGGAAGTCCTTATAGTTCAACCAATTTATATGTTGGTAATTGTTATCCAAATACCGGGTTAAATGATTTTACGGAGGCCGATCTAATTATATTTGCTTATGAAATTATGAATAGTGACGGAACATTAAGTGACACAGATATTGCCTATTTTAATACATTAAGCATAAAAACAATCGCAGAATATGTCAATTTTTTGAATACATTACCATCAGGAAATTCGGCACAAGCAAACCAAGTATTCAAAAATATTATATTAAATCCTTATTTAGGCGTATCACTCAATGGACCAAGTAATCCACGTGGTTGTAAATTGGTGGTGTATAAACCAAGTAATCCTCAATTCGCAGTACAAGGTGGCGTATCTAGTAGTACACGAACATTAAAACTTGGTTTAACCACTATTGAGAAAAATGTTTACCAAAACAATGTATTAAAAGGCGCTGGATTTTCTACTGTATACGCAAATCCTGGAGGTGAACCATATACTCCACTTATTTACAAAACCAAGACTCCAAAATGTGTACCAAATCCATATTATCCATTCATGTATAAACAACAAGACAACCCAAAAACTTGTTTCAAAAAGTCGAATGATTTCTTGTCAAAAGCGGTTATAAACCTGGGAAATCTCAGTGCCGGACCTACCGTTGCTAATAATGGTATTAGTACAAATTGGAGTTAAATTGGAGTTAAATATTTTCATCATCATTTATGATATCGTGATTTCTTAAAATTTTTGAAAGAATTTCATCATCATTCTCAATATCTTCAATCGTTTCGGCAATATAATTCACACAGGGTAAAAAAATATTTATCTTATCAATACATTTATTATATGGAATTTTATATTTTTCACACCATTGAACACATTTAATGATGTTGTTTTTTTTAATAGTTTCAATTTTGTCATCACGGTTTTTATTTTTAATCATGTATAGAATTAAATCCAATTGTTCAATTTGCGAATGACCGATATTTATATTTGAATCCTCAATCTTATTTATAAAATAATACGGTAATTTATTATCTATGATTGATTCAATAAGTAAACCATTATTAGTTATATTTTCAAGTTGTAATTGTAAATCATTCGCTAACCCCAAATATTTAATTGAATCGTGTTCAACCCAATATTCATCATTTTGAATAAAATTTTTACAAACAATGATTCTTTCACCATTTACAATATTTGTAGTATTCATTTTTACTATATATATTTTGCTGTATAAGTTTGTCAATATATACAAGATATCAATCATTGGTTTATAAAATAAATTATTTAATTTGATTACACAAATACCATTCTTTTTTTGGTAAATGAGTATTCTTTGTAAACAACGAATCATGGTTATAATATAGTCATTTGTTTGATCTTCATTTATATAATTTTTCAATTCAAAAAACATAAAATCAAACGATTTTTTTTCGGTAGACTTTAAATCCTCTGATGTAATTGGGGTAATTTCACTTTGAAAATGATATGTATCATTATAATCTTCTCTTAACATATTCATACAATCTATTGTCGAATTTGTATTTTTTCCATAAAAAAATGTTTTTATTTCACTTCCATTGAAAAAATCCAATATATTAAAATTTATCAGTATTTCCATGAAAATATAAAAAATATTGTTTAAAGGTTTCAATTTACTTACCGAATATTTTAATCCCGGAACATTTGAAAATATAAATTCATATGGATTGGAAATTTTATAAATTAAATCGTAATTAATATTATCATCTTTATTTTTTATTTCTTCAATTTGCCTCAGAACAACATTTAAATAATGAAACACTGATGTTGAAACAAATGGTTCTAATTTTTCATCACTTGTAGTTTTTATATTTATCAATATTTTATCGTTTTTTTTTGGTAATATATAATAATTCATATTCAATTAATAATTGTATTATATATTATAATTATTTTACATTTAAGTCAATTCAGCGAATCAATTACATTTTATTTTATTCTTCAATTAAAAGTGTAACCTTTTTCTTTTTCACCGAGGACTTTTTTGTTTCTTTTGTCACATTCGTTTCACTTGGTTTTACTTCTGTATTAGCATTAGTAATCATTTCAGGTTCTTCTTTTTGTAATATTTCTATTGGAATTTCTGTTTTATCAACAACAGATGTTTGGTCTATTTGTATTTTTTCTCTTTCTTCTCCTCGATTTATTTCTGGTCTAACTGTTATTTCTTTTTCTATAAGAGATTTTTCTACATCATTTTCCAAATCCAAATCCACATTCATAACAGGTTCACTTTGTATTGTTTCATTTGTATCGTCCAAAATCAACACTTTATTTAATTTTCGAATTTTTGGTTTTGAACTTGTGATTTTACTCGTTACATTTTTTTTACTTTTTGTTTCAGTAGTGGCCTTTGTAGCCTTCGTCTTTTTAACAGACGATGAAGACGACTTTGACGACAATGATGAAATTGGTTTGCTTGAACTAGTACTTGTGCTTTTTTTGGATTTTCTTTTTTCATCGACACCCTGTTCAATTAATTCAATGGATATCTTTTCAGCATTGACTGTTGAGATTTTCTTATATATAAAATAACGATTCAAAAACGATATTTTTTTCTCGTATGAATTCATATGTAAAGCATCACCATATTCATTTTGTTTTAAATTTGAACGGTTACGTTTAGCCTCTTCCTCCATCAATACAAATAATTCATTAAACATTCCACTACCGTTTGGTAATCCGTGTTCTTTCGCCTCATCTCTAGTCAATAATTTGAATCCATAGTTTTCCATCATTCGTTCCATGTAATCAAAGTTGACCAAATATTCGGGAAACATTTTGTTGATTGATTCTTGATATACATTTATTTGGTATCCAAGACTGGTCACATCATCCAAGAAATCAGTATCGTCATATTCTTTTCTAACCTCCCACACTTTATTGTCGCCATTGTATATTTCCACGCTTTCTCCTGGCTGTTTATTTTTCAACATATTGAATATACTTTTACCATCATAACATGTGCCAATAAAATATCCGCCTAATTTTGTACATTCAGCAACATTTCTCATGAAATTTTGAAACGTCACTTGATTTTCAAAGAAATAGTGTAACGCAAATTGGCACGACGAAACATTGAAACCGTCATCGCCCTTGCCGTATTGTTTATAAACACCTTTACCCAATTTATCCTCATTTTTTGGACCATCGCCAAAAACCGCGCGCGTAATTTGGATCGCCTTGTCATTCAACATTGCCGCACCAGATCTTACATTAGCACCACTATTTCCATTCACAAATAACGCATCTGGTACTGACTTGATGGTTTTCTTGTAATTTAAATATCTCGCACATGCGCCATCGATACGATTTTCCAAATTATCTTTTGAAATATCTATTCCAAATACAAAAGACAAATTTGCCTTGATCCATTTGGGAAAATCACCACCTTTTCCACACGCATAATCGATTAATGTATTTCCCTTTTTGGACGCACCCACTATGAGGGATTTTTTTACAAACAAATTGTGAAAATCGCGTAATCCAACAGTCAATTGAGATTTTACTCCCGTGCGATTGTAATACACGTCTTCGTCGACAATTTCCGCCGGAATATGATTACCGGTGCTTATCATTTCTTCTGTGACTGGATTATGAATGGAATACCAATTACTATTGGCAACATGAAACGCATTACCAAAATTTGGCATACCTTGACGCAATTCTTCAGTTTTATCATAACGAACACGCAATGGAATCCATCTCCAAGTTGATTTGTTATCCATTTCATACCTGAATTCTACAATCGTATTGTCAGTAAATACTTCTCTTTCCTCCGTGAACATTTGGTATACGCCGGTCTCGTCTTTATCAAGCATAATATTACATATTCCTGCCATATTATCAGGTGGACTTGTAGGATAAAATCGCACAGGTAAATATTCTTTTTCATTTTCAAGTCTTGAACCAGACTGACTAAAACTAGGTATTTTATCGTCCAACATATCTTGATAAGGATTTAAAAACCCATCTTTTCGTTCATTAAAACCGCAACGAAGAACAAGTGTCTTGTATTGATTCAGTTGATTCGTATTGTTCGTGTTTGTGCCTTCTTGGAATATAGTTGTTACGCGGTCAACCCCGTTTTCTTTTTCAGTCGTCACCAAAAAGTCAATCGTGTTGTATTGTGGTGGTTTCCATTTAAAAGAATAATCCCAGGTAATCTTTTTCAGAGGACCAGCATCACCGATTTTATTCGCACCTACGCCCATGTTTTCGGGTGTAAAGATCAAACCATCTGTATTGTATTCAAACAATCCCTCTTTTTCTTTTTCTATGATCGTCTTACACAAGTTAAATATAGTAATGGGCCCATTTATATTCTTCCTTGACATGGTCGAGCTATAGAATTTTTTACATTCAATGCGTATAGGTGATAACCCCAATTCTTTCTTTACCGTTTTTTCTTTTGAATTTTGACTTTGACCTGTAATCACAAAATGCGGTTTCAACTCTTTAATCAAATTATTCAAAATAGGTAATCTATATTTTGTCTTTAATTCTTCCTCCGATTTTGGAATAAATCCGTATTTTCTTACATCAGTTCCATTCTTGAAATAAATATCAAACGCAGCATACAAATTAATAAACTTGCCATTCTTATCGTGTAGTACGATTTCACCATCCAGTAACGAATGAAACGTTTCTATGTTTTCTGTTTCGGCGCCAGTAAATATAAGTTTCATACGATTATTAATCAAATATATTTTTCCCTTTTTTGAGATATACATCATATGACGCTCACCATCCGCTTTTTCAGTGACACAATAATCTTTACAAATACTTATAAAATTCGTAGTATTTTTGTTTACAGGGAGCACATTTTCTAATTGTAATGTGTTGGATGAAGGTCCAATAAAATCAGAAGTATAAATACGTTTATCTGGATTGTAATTTTCCACGTGTATCATTTTCATGTATTCGTGTAAAATATCATTTTGTTCAGGATAAGAAATTGGATAATTTGTTCCTTGTAATCCCATTAAAACAAATTTAATTGCTTTTCTGATTCCTGCCAACAACGCGCCAGGATTATTATACGGCGTTCCTGGTCCAACCTGACTATTATTCACCTCCAATTCAACCTCATATACCTCAGCATTTTCAAAAACACCAGATTCAGCGGTAGTGTACACAGGTTTCATGAATTTTCGACCATTATTGGTAATAATCGTTGTTGAATTTTTTACAATACTTAGATCCACCATAATGGGTATGTCGGGGTGTGAAAAACTTACACGATTAATAAAACGAAACACTTTTTTACTTTTTTCCCAGGATTCAGTCAAAGAACGAATAATTGGGTTTGAGGATCGCAATCGTTCTTCTGTTTGATAAGATACTCTAAAGTTGAAATCGTCAAAATTAACCGGAAAGTAACTGTCTTTTTCTGTTTTATAAAGCGATTTTTTATGAAAATCTACATTATTTCCTGAATAATAATCCGATTTTAATATTTTATTCAAATCATTGTGCTTACAATATTCTTGAATTACTTGAAAACCTCGTATCTCAGTTCTTATATTGTTTGATATCTTAAACGTTCCTGTAACCGGATCTAAAAACTCACTCTGAATACGTAACATATAGGCTCCTTCCTCATTCGCACTTGAAAATCCTAGAGATTTCAGTTTTTGAATCACATTGTTATAATCAATTTTAGTCAATGGTTTGATTCCTCGCGTACCAAAACGTACTTCTAACTCATGATTCATATCAATCTGTTTTTCGTACGGTTTGTTTTCCATAAATTTTCCAACCATTTTTTCAAATAGAACTTGTGGAGATTGCGTTGATGTCGCGGATTTTTGCTCACTGGTGTATTTTCCGGTTTTATAAGTCGTTTTTGTCATACTCTTTGACATCATAGTTTCCGTATTCTCCTCCATTTGACTTGTTTTACTAGTTTTTCGTTGTTCTAAATTTGTATCTACAATTGTTGTCATATATTATATTAAAACATATTTTATATATTATAATCAATTTTTATAAAATATATTTTTTATTGAACATTAATCAAATTTATTCAACTTTTATTTTATAAAAATCCAA